CTCTAAAGCGTTATAAGTTTCCTCACTAAGTTGGCCGTCGTTTTCAAAGAACTCTTTACTCGCTTCCGCAACTGCTTTGTACGCTTCACTAGTGTTCTCTTCAGTTTGTTCCTTTTCGTCCTCAGCTTTCTCTTCAACTTGTTCAGACTCTTCCGTATCTTCTTTAGGAGTTTGTCCAAGTTTCTTTTCCAACTCGGCGTATGCTTGTGCCATGTCTTCCGCACTCTTGAACTTTTCGGGGAGCCATTCCGGGCGGTCGCTTTGGTCTTGCGGTAGTTCCGCTTCGGTTTGTTGTCTCTCTTCGCTTGGTTCGATTTCGCTTGGTGCTTTCTCATTAATCTCTACTCGGTGTAATTCAGCCATTTGTTATTCCTCTCGGTTGGGTGTTAAATTCATTTCCTAGCTTTCCGTCTGTTAATACTTACTCCTTTACGCTTACGCTTAGGGGCTTCTTTCTTTTTCTTAGAGGCTGGTTTAGGTTTCTTTTTAGCTTCAGCTGCTAGTTTCTTTTGTCTAGCTTTCTCTTCTGCTTCGTCTTTATCAGCTTGTTTTTTAATAAATGCCTTAGCTGATTCGTTCTTTCTTTTTTCTATACGATCCTTAGCTTCTGAAGCTGCTTGATGTGCTGCCACTACTTTATAAGGTTCGACCGAGGAAAAATCTTTATCTAACTTTTTCTTGATTTCTTCATACCTCTTAACATCTTGGCGATCAACTCCGCCGGGTCTCGGGTCAAAAGCAGCGGAATAACCCTTAATGTATCCGTGACCCGGGAAATGTTCGACAGCTCTCTTTTTATTTATCTTTAGATTTTTTCTCGTAGCCATTTTACTGTTGTACTTCAGTGGGTGGTTGTTGTGATGCCATGTACTGCTCCTGTGCGGCGTTGATGGCGGGTCCGACTGCGGGTGCTCCGAGCTTCTGTGCCATCTCCATCATCTGTTGCTGTTGCATAGCTTGTTGAATTTCTTCTTCCGTCTTAATCAATCCTTCCGTCTCGATACCTAAAGCTGTAGCACGACGCTTGAAGTAATCACTGACGTTTAAGTATTGAGTGACGGCTTGTGGTCCTACTACTTGGTTCGCTCCAGCTAGGAACATATCTAATCTATTCAGATCATTACCACGACCAAGAGCTTCCACTCCTGTAACAATAGTAGGTTTAACGATGTCCTTTGGTATCTTAGGTAATCTCTTACTCTTAGACATTCTATCCATTAAACGACTGACGATGGGTAGCTGTAGCTCCTGAGATAACAAAGAGTATAGACCACCTAATGCAGCTTCTAACTCTTGACTGAGCATTCTTATCTCCTCAGCTGTTACTCGTTCTGCATCTCTAACTACTCCAGATGTCAGTAAAAATGCTTGGCTTAATCGGTCTGTTATACCAGCCATAGTAGCTTGAGCAGTACGGAAGTCATTGAACTTATTAAGTTGTAACACCGATACATCTGCTTCACTACCTTGTACGATTGCACCGTTGGGTGCTTCTGCTAAAGTTCTTGATCTTGTTGTACCGTTCGGGTTGACCATGAACAATACCTTCGCAGCTGCTGCACTGCCTTCAACAATCGCTTTTGTAAGTGCTTCCAACGACTTGAGGTCACCGAGGTACTCCTCAACAAATCCTCTGCCGTAGTCCTCTCCATCAATCTGGGTGTAACGTAATGGGAGCCACGGGGACTTTTCAATCGGATACTTACCCACACTTTCTTCGATGAGCATACCCTTGACGTCTTGGTAAACATTGAAGTGGTCATCTTCTCTAACTACTGCTGTGTATAAATCACAACTGTTTTCTTTCTCTTGTCTATATACTTCCTCTCTTACGGATTCAGGAAGCATCATAGGAGCTACTGTTTCTTTAATAGCTATGTGTGTAACGTTACCCATTGGGTCTCTCTTCACGACATAACGATCCAACTTAAACACTCTCATACCACCCTCATCAGGGAGATATAACAAAGAGTTACCAGTAACTAATAGATTCTTTAATGCTTGGAAGATACCGTTCCTGAAGTTCTGTACTTCTACTTCCTGTGATACACTACGCTCTACATCAGATAATGCTTTCTCTAAATCAGTACGTAGTTGTTCTGCTCCTTCTACACCGAGGTCTTCCTTTGCTTTGTCTAACTCATAGCGATCTATAACAAGACGAAAGAAGGGAGCGTTAGGTGGAAGCAGTGCAAGCAATAGCTTACTACTTAGATTTAATACTCCTCTAGCTCCGATACCTTGGTACGGTGTGTAGTACTTAGTAGCGTAGTTGTGACCGTCAGGTGGTAAGACATAAGGAAGTGTAAGCTCAGAAGATGTACGTCCTCTGTCTAAGAATGACCACCGCTGGTTCTCCAACGAATGATATAGCCCTTGGGCTGTTTCGTGCATACTTAGAATGGTTCGTCGCTCGTCCACTCAGGCCCACTCAAGATGCTTAGTATCTCTTCGTGTGTGTACTCCGTCTTACCGAGCAGAAAGAATGGTTGTGTGCCTTCGTACTTAACGAATGTCTGTGTGCCGTCTAATGAGTATCTAAGTGTATCAGCTGATGTTTCAGCTACTTGGTCGAAGTCTACCGAGTTAACTTCAGATGCGTCTATTATTACAAAAGTTCTCATGCTACATAAATGGAGTCAGGGGCTGTGCTTAAATCGTGGAAGGTTGGACCGTTAGTTAGCGTACCGTCATTACCGCCTGTACCTTGATCCGTTATTGTAGTGCCTGTTCCACCATCGTCATCTCCCATTCTCCAATATCCGACAGGATCAAGTAGTGCAGCGGAAGTTGGCTTGGGGTCTGCCCCGTCAGTATTTCTAAGTGAATTAACGTCAGCTAAAGATAACTCGGAATCAAAGATAGCAACTTCGTCAATTTTGCCGTTTGCGTATGTACCATTAACCTGTAAAGCACCTACTCTTACTTCTGCACCAGCATTTACAGCGGCTGTATAAGTTCCACCAGCGTAGTCAGCGTTATCTACCTGAGATCCATTAAGATATAACTTTATTCCACTTGAAGCTTTTGACCCATCGTATGTCACTACAGCGTGATACCATTGACCCGTTGATAAAGTTGTAGTGTATTGTCTACCAATGTAACCTCCTCCCGTGCCAAAAGCAAAGAAAGTTAATTGGCTAGAAATAGTTCTAAAAGCCCACTCTCTCGCACCTGTAGCGTCTTTAGTTGCTATATAAAATGTACCGATGCTATCAGCATTAAACCACCCAGATATTGAGAAGGCATTATCAGTACCCGAACCGTTTCCTAATGAGAAAATATCCGCATCAGGAATACTCATGTAGTCGTTAGTACCATCAAAATCTACAGCATAACGATTAGTTAAAGGCGACATATAAAAACCATCGTTATTATAAAGAGTCCAATTCGTACCATCTGATACTTCGATAGCTTTACTTGTGGTGTTAAATTTACAAAGGCCGATTGAGTGACTATCTCGACTAGCTGTTGTGTGTGTTGTAAGTGTACTCATTGATTATACAGTTGCATCGTTGTTATATAAATACCATCTATCCGTTTCCCACACATACAACTTATCGGTGTCTTTTGCGTGGACAATGGTGTAGTCGTCTGCTCCTGTGTCGTTGATAAAGTCAGACTCGTTGTCGAATACTTGGATGGTAGGGAAAGTTAAGGTGTCGTCAAATACAGAAGTAAATGTAGGACTGGAGATAACACCCAATCCAAATGTAGGAATTACGAACATATCTTAAGAAGCGGTGTCTCCAGCAAGGACGAATGTATCAGCAACGTAAGCAACTAGACTAGCTACTCCGTACTGACCGTTGATCTTTGTGTGAGACTGTCTGTTGTTGATCGTAGTTCCTGAAGCACTAAATGATACTTGACCCGCTCCCTTTTGTACGAAGCTACAATTAAACCCAACTCCTAAACCACTTGGTACTGTGACAGTTACAGCAGAAGCATTATCAAGTACTACTACTCTTCCGTTATCACTCGATAACAATGTATAAGTGGTTCCTGTTTGATCTTCAATTGATGCGTCAAATCCTAAGATTGCTTCTCCGTCAAAGTTACCGTCTGTTAAATCACCAGCTGATACGCTTTGCAAGTAGCTGCTCAAGTCTTGGTCGCCTGTGTTCGTACCGCTTAAGTTACCAAGGTTCGTAATGTCAGCAGCTGTAACAAACTTGTTGGTGGTTGAAGCATCGTCGATGTCATCGGCATCTAATACTACTGCACCTGTTGCTGTGTTAACGCTTTGTACGGGAGCTTGTCCCATTAAATTGGTTACGGTTACTTTCTTTGTGGTAGGTGTACCTGATACGTCGTCTACCAGTGCGAGTAAATCGGCTCCCTGTGGACTGGTCTCTTCGGTAAGCTCTGTTATCTTTTTATTAGCCATGAGTATTAAGCGGGTTCAAATAATAATATTTCGTTTAGTTCTGTTGTCAATGGTTCACTTGCTTCCGTAAAGATCGCTCCGTCTATTGCATCATCTACTTGTGCGTCAAAGCCGTAGAGTGTTCCAAACTCAGGTCGTTCTAAATTTCCCGGCTTATCTAGGATAGCTGATGGTTTAGAGAAACCTGATGTGAAGGTGATAGACATATTTATAGAGAAGCGACAGAACCAGTAGCATATACACTGTGAGTACCTGCTGTGTAAGCACTGACATTAGCTCTTAACTTTTCGTAGTGTCCGTGGTCATCACGAATCATAAATGATCCATCTGTTGTAACGCTTTGGCTGTGAATAACATGCCAAGCTCCACCGATCCACGCTTCAATATCTATCGTAGCTGCTCCTGCAACAGAAGTCTCAACTATAAATGTCCAACTCTTTGTACGCTCCGTATTGAACTCAGTCCCTGACCCTGTTCCCGTAGCGTTGCTTAACAACGTCTTCTTATCTAAACTAATCATATCTTTATATAATGGTTACGAAGGTAATTGTACACCACTTTGTCCAGCTTGCATACTGAGAGAAGGACGACGGGTAGCAGTTAATCTACGAGTTCCAGTTCTCCTTTTAGCTGCCGTACTTGCCATTGCTCGTGCTGGCTCAACTCTTTCAGCAGTAGCGGTAGGAGGAGGTGGAGGCGGTGGAGGAGGCGGCGGTGGAGGAGGCGATGATGCAAAACACATGGCTATTTCTGTACTTGTTTAGTTACTATATCTTGTTCTAGTTGGTCGTCGTAAGTCTGTTGTAAATAATTAATTACACTTCTTTGTCCTACCTTATACCATACCTCCCTTTCAGGGTCTGTCAACAGTGGACATTTATCTGGGAATAGTTTGTCAAGTTTATTGATTAAGTCCTGAGACAGAGCGGGTAATACTATTTCATCATTCATCTCTATATCCT